AATAACAAAAACACTAACACATTATCTTTTATTTACATATAGGTAATGAACTCATTGGGCAGTGCTAAAATAATAGTTATATGAGAATTGTCTCGGTGTCATAATATAACATTTTAGAGAGAACCCTTTTGGAATTATTGCAGATATTGCAGATTGGTGGATGGATTAGTTTCCTATTTTATTTGATATACAAGAGAATGTGGGATAGTGATAATCGTGTAGGACTTCGTTGGACTGTTCTATCCTATTTGTTTCTTCTTATCCTTATATGTCTTTATAGTATGTATTGGATTATCTTCATTGAATAGATTTATGGATATACATAAGGTTATACTGTTATATGCATTACTGTATAGTATGTATGTTATTCTTTTGATCTTATATGTTTATTCCTTATATTAGCATATACAGTATTTTTATTTTAGTTACCGTTGGAGTTTTGTTATGGTTTTGTTTGAAACAATAAATCCCTATAATGATGTAGTGTCTTACATAAATCCAGAATACATTATGGATATAAGAGACTTTGTTGATAGTGCAAATAAGATATATGACGCAAGTAAGATTAGTGTGCAAGGTGCTATGGTATCAACATTCTGGGATAAACGAACACCACAAGAGATAGCAGAAGCTATCAACAAATTATATGGAAGATAATTTTAGTTACCGTTGGAATCCTTATGAAACATAAACTCATTGGTTATGGATTGGCCATAGCAACATTGACCGTATTCTATATTGTGCCTGCAACAAGTGGGTGGAATGTCTTATCTGCATTAGTCTGTCTCATTGCAGGAGTATACTATACCTACAAGAGTGAAATGATATTGGGTATGATATTGTTATTGATTTCATTGATAGTTGATATAGTCTTTAATTGGTATGTAGTGTAAGCATTATTTTAGTTACCGTTAGGATTTAAGTTATGAAGTTTTTTACAATAAGACTAACCCCATCAGGCAGTGTTGGTGTTGTAAATATCAATCCACAGTATATTGTATCTATACAACCGGGAGGTCTAGCAGATAACAATATAGGCAGTAAAATCCGGGTGTATGGTGACGAGAGTGCCATATACGATGATTACCGTAAACCAGAAGAACTACTGGAGTTATTGAGTTCGTATCATCACCAATCAAGTTTCCTTTCCCTATGAAAGAGTTTCCGAAACAATGGCGGATTTGGAAGATAAAGGGTAGACCAATTCATTTCCCTTATGACTGGAATAAGGATGAAGTAATGGACTGGCTTAATGATAGTGGGTATAGAATATGTCCGTTCTGCAATAGAAGGGATGTTAAGTATGACCATTTCAATGAATGTGATCCAGAAGAAGAAAGAATACATAGATTGAATAATGATATGAATGAAGGTCTGTGATAGTTTTATTTTAGTTACCGTTGGAGTTTGACATGGATATTAGAGAAGAAGTAAACAGTTGGCTAACGAAAAACAAACAAGGTTTCACCCGCGATGAATATATGAAACTGCTAGAGAACTATCCTAGCATAAACATGGACAGATTTTGGGATGCACTCAATGGTATTACCTGCATGAGTATTGATGGCGAAACAGTTGTGTTCCACCATGACATTGAGTTGGCTATCCGTTGTGGTATGGAAGATAGAAGTCCAACCTTATCAGAATGGGATTGATTATTATTTTAGTTACCGATGGAATTTAGTTATGAGTAAAGATTTGAAAACCTCCGAGGAATGGCAATTATTATATCCCTACCCAAAAGTATTAGACCCTGACGGGTGGGATAGACAAAATTACCAATACTCATGGAAGGAGGAAAAAATTACTTATGAAGAGTATTGTAATAGAAGGTCAAAGTCATCTGTAATTGGTAAGATTACCAACGGAGATAACAATGGGTAAGCAAACAGCAACTACAAACAAACAAAAAGTTATGAAAATAGAATTTCTCTTAAACAGATTGGAAGGCGATTGGTGGTTTGATTTAGGAATCAGTTGTCAAAAAACAGATTTTCACCCCAGTAAAAAAATGGTGTTTACGATTGCTTTGGGTTTTGCAACTGTATACATTAGATGGTAAAATTACCTACGGAGATAACAATGAGTAAGCAAACAGCAGTAGATTGGTTGATGAAAGAATTTTATGGTGAATTACAATATGTTCCAATTACAAGATTGGATCGTGTAAAGGATATATTTCAACGAGCAAAGGAAATGGAGAAAGAGCAGATAATGGATGCATTTAATGAAGGCATTGATTGGCATAGGGATTATTTTGGAAAACAAAAGGGAATGGTAAAAATTCTACCAGATACCTACGGAGATAACAATGAGTAAACACACATTTGATTATTGGTTTGATAAAATTGGATATTTTACATTTAAGTTTATATTTGTCTGTGCAATTATTGGCTTTTGGGTTGGTTTATTCTATTTTATTTGGAGTATGTTATGAGAAAGAAACAAACACCGATAGAGTATATTGTGAATAGTCTCAACAACCATTTCAGCACACTGGGTAGAGACGAAGTGGAATATCGCATAGGTGAGAAACATTTGAAAACAATGATACGATACGCAAAGAAGTTAGATGAAGAACGATTGCTTGAGTATTGGAAAGGTGGTCAAGCATCGGATGATGAAGGTGGTTTATCATTTGATGTATACCACAATGGTAAGGATAAATAATTATTTTACATACCGAAAGGATTTGATATGAGTAAGTTAGTTGGCTATAACGGGTTCTTTGCAGTAATAGAACCAACCAAAGATGATACAGACTTGGACATCAGAGATAAATTCATTGAGATTGCTAAGAACAATTCCATTGAGGATATTTCCGAAATGAAGTTGGAGGACATTACCATTGAGGATTGTGATATAATGCCAACCAAAAAAGATGAATAGTGCTTTGATCTTAAAAGATAATTACTTATATTTGTATATCAAATTGAACATTAAACATTACTTACTAACCATTAAGGACTAACGCCATGTTGAAAAAATTCCTCGCCTCTATCCTCGCCCCTATCATTGCAGACGAACTGCAGAAAACAATCGAAAGAATGGAAGATATTGAAAGCAGTATCAATTCATCCCTTGCAGATATAAAGGATGAAATGGATGATATTCGCCATAGTGTAGATGAAATTGATCCATACAATATCGGTAGTAACATTGCAGAATATGTTGATACAAGACAAATTGCTCGTGACATTGCTGACAATATGGATGATCCTAATTCTGATAATTGGGATGACTTATGGAAGTCTTTGACAACGGTAGAAAACCAGTTGAAAGAAATTATGAAGGCATTGAATATCCAAACCGATAACCAATAAATTTATTTTACTTACCGAAGGAATAACAACCATGGGTCAATACTATAAACCTATCTTACTTGAAGATAAAACAAACGAAGATGGATCCGAGACTATTATTGGACATCTTGAATCTTGGTCATACGGAAACGGTGCAAAGTTGATGGAACATTCTTGGATAGAAAATGAGTTTGTTGAAAGAGTGGAATCCATACTTGCAAAGAGAGCAAGTAGAATAGTTTGGGCTGGTGACTATGCAGACCACGAACCAAATAAGGAAGAAAACTTATATGAAATGACAACCGAAGATGGACACCTACATACAGAAAAACCAACGGAAACATTTCGATATATCATTAACCATACCATGAAAGAGTATGTTGATAAACTAAAAGTGTTTCCAGATAAAGATGGTTGGAAGATACACCCATTGCCACTACTTACTTGTGAAGGAAACGGCAGAGGCGGTGGAGACTACGGCGGAATAGATAAGGATGTAGTTGGTATTTGGGCAAGAAATAGAATATCAGTTTCCAATGATATACCAGATGGTTATGAAGAATTACTTTTTACATTACACTATCGGTAAAGGATAACAACCATGAAAAATTTGACCAAAGAAGAACAAGAAATCTACGGTGCAGGATTCGATGAAGGATTTGAAGTCGCATCCGATAAGTATTTCAATGAAGGATCTGAAAGAGTGAACGAGGCCTACAAGAGAGGATATAACGAAGGAATTTCTAAAACAAATGCACAAGAATATCAAAACGGTATGCTTACTGCAATACAACAATTTTATCCCGACTACAAAGAAATCGTTACTGACGATCGAGTAATTAAAATTCTTTTACCCGATAATACATGGCATCATGTAATCAAATATCCAATTTTTGAGGAAGAATAACCATGAATAACATTTTCTTCATACAGCTAACAGACGCCTACGGTTCAAAGGTATATGTGAATTTATCCAATGTAGATTGGATGGAACATACCAAAGAACAAGTTGGTGCCAAAACTGTTAATTGCATACGATTACATTGTGGTGCCAAATGGGTTCGTGTAACGGAAACGATGGAACAGATACAAAAAAAATTAGACAATATCAATAACAATATCCGATAAGGAATAACAACCATGAGTTACAATCAAACATTTGAAATTAGTGTAGACATTAGTTGGGATGGCGGTGAAACAACCGAAAAAGTTATGATTGATGACGCCACCTATGATCACGATGACATTATATCAGCTGCATTTAATCAAGCCGAAGATGTTGGTGTATTTGAAAAATTTGAAAATATAACACAAGAAGATTGCGAATTTGAAATTCATATAGACGATGGTGATTTAGAAGATCTCGGTATAACCAATTCAGATGAACTGTATGAGTTTTGTGATATATTCTATTCCGATAATAATTCCTACGAGATAGAGGTATTCCAGGCGGCATACGAATGTGACATTGCATTTGAGGATATTGACGAAATGTATCAAGGTCAATGGGATAGTGACGCGGACTTCGTTAGAAACCTGTTAGAAGATATTGGAGATATACCAAAGGATTTGCCATACTATATTGCAATCGATTGGGAAACAACTGCGGAAACTGTTATGGATGACTATGTTGAAATTCGTGGTCATTATTTTAGACAATAATTATTTTAGATACCGAAGGATTTAGTTATGAAAAAGATAATCATGTTATTTGTTGCCATCCTATTTGCAACACCGATGTTTTCCCAAACGGATGAATTGGTATCAACGGGTTGGAGGCAGAACTTTGTCATATCCCATTGTGAAGAATATGATGTGATGGTTGGCGATAACGGATATTGGGTTGTTCGATGGGGAACATCCAGAGAAGCAATCAGAGCAGCTCTAACCAGAGACGGTTTTGCATATAAGGAAACAGATAGCACTATTACTTGGGATCAAAACTCAATATACAAGTGCGAGTTACAGTTTAATGCAAAACAAAAATTTAACAGAGTGATGTTCAATGTGACCGTTCCAGTAAAAAATGGCATCGAAATCAGTAATAGTCTCAAAAAGAAATTTGATGCCATATATCAGACACCTGGTAAATTCAAAATGATTGGTGAATCATCATCGTATTCTTGGTTATACAATAATTGTTCCGGTAAAATGATTTACGCATTACAAGCAAATACAGCAGTTCAAGGAAATCAATATGTGATAACCGTGATTTCATCAAGAATTGGCGAGTAAGTTTGAAACTAATTGTCTCAATCATATTGCCATTCATAATGGGTTCCGTTGGTTGTGCCAGTTGGAATGACGAACCAGTGCGAGAAAATACATTTAATGTAATTTCCAAATACCCATACACTATAAAGAGAATAGTTAGACAAACTTGGATTTACAATCCATCCATGCCCGTTGCTGATATTCCGGAGACGATATACATAATGGCTCTATACAAGACGGCACCAACGGGCAATTTTGTTGTTATACTGAATGGAACGGTGTTAGGTAAATTTCCGGATGAAACCAGATTACATTCCTATTATTCCAAAGGAAATAAAAACTATTACATATACCGATACCAAATTCTATCCAATGGAAAGTATGAGTTTCTGTTTAATGCAGAAACAAAAGACAAACAAGAATTATGGATTGATACCATAACGATTGAGCGGTATTTCAAAAAGTATTTTATTACACATATAAACCGATGAACATATCAATACACGACTATCTGCAATGTATATGGGAAAACTCAAACAATTTCCGTAGAACATGGAGACTGATTCACATATCAGATATGAACTACTATTTTCGTGATACCGGTGATGGTAGAGTGACTGTCATAAACAAAGACAAAATGCATAGTCAGATTGAAACTGGCTACTATGGGGTAATCAAACCACAATAAAACGAGGTATGACAAAATGACATACCACCATAACCCCTTGAAAATAAAAGACTTACACCCGGCCGTAACTCCTTACAAATCAACAACTTACATATCCCTCCTTATTTAGATTCAGTCTAAATATGAATTTCATTCCTATAAAATAATGCTTTGATCTTTCATGCCAATGCCTTATATTTGTATTGTAAGTTAAGGTTATGGGAATTGATACCAAAACAATTCCAAAAAAATAAAAAATAGTGCTTTGATCTTACAAAAAAAGTTCGTATATTTGTAGAGTAAGTTAATCAACAACCAACGAGGAAATGACCATGACTGCCAGAGACAAAGTGAAATCGTATAGAGAAACCATTAAGGCAAACATGAATACCTTGAAAGAAAATAAAAAGGAAAGAAACAGACTTGAAAAACTGCGTTTGGTTCTTCCAATATATCAGGTAGAAGATGTGGTCAATGCTCTTGATAGACTGAATAAGGCCGATGATAAGTTATACAGTCACAATCATAAACTGCAATGGAAGATAGAGGAACTGAATATCTTTGGCAAAGAGCTAACCAAAAAGGATCGTCTCAACTATCCTCATACAGTCCGTAAGTATCTTTGCAGTGTGAAGAAAGAGATATATTGAATATCCTTGATACCAAAAAATAAAAAATAGTGCTTTGATCTTACAAAAAAATGCCTTATATTTGTAATGTAAGTTAAGAACAACCAAAGGAAACAACCATGTTATTCTCAAAAACACTAACCGATAAACTGGCAGATGCTTGGTCTGACTATTCAAAGCTCATCCGTGAAAGAGAAACCCGCGTCAATCAAATGACATTGGAGGAATCAATGGACTATATGAACCGCAAGGAATCAGTCTTGTATCGTATTGCTCTCCTTTCCGATGCGTTGGACACGGTAAAAAATGGTGCAGGTATTCCATCTTCAAAAATAATGCTTTGATCTTATCTGAAAATTTCGTATATTTGTAATGTAAGTTAAGGACACAAAATGAAACGGCTGAAACACATTCTCAAAGAGACGGCAATCATTATAGGAATTATTCTGTTTGTCATCATTGGATCTGCTATTGACAGTATCGTTGATTTAATTCTGAAACAATTTTAAGAACAACCACAAGGAAACAACCATGGAAACCACAAAACACATTCGCGAATATGTAGTCACCGTTTCAGGTGTTTACAACAACAAAGTAGTTTCAATTCCAGAACGCAAGATTCATGCCTATGATTGGCAAGAAGCCAGTGACATTGCAAACGCTTCGTTCCAACAAATCTTCGGTGTAGAAAATTCGATCACATCTAGTATCTATATCAATTCATACAACAACCAATAAGGAACAACAACCATGAGCACTTTTGATGCAATTATGAATATAGAATGCAATGTAGAATGTAGTGAAGAACTTTATATCCAATCATTCCAGACACTAATTGATAGTGGTGATGTTTGGGGATTGCAAGGCTGGTATGGCAGAACAGCTGTGACATTGATTGAAGCTGGTCTTTGCACACGATAAACAATAAACTATAAGGAACAACAACCATGATAATGACATATAAAATGAGAGCCGAAGGCGTCAATGATGTATTTGAATTTGTGAGAGCGATGGGTAGGAATATCAAAGAATACCGCATCATTGGTAATACTATCATTCCAGATGTTGAATTTGAATTTGAAACCAAAAAAAGTTTACATATTGTCTTGAACACTTTGCGTAAAATTCCAGACAGCCATGTAATGATCGAAACAGTCAAACCAATTTCAGAATATACAGGAGTTAGATGATGGGAATGGATAGACATATCTGGAACGGATGGACCGTAAGAGCATACATAGAGGATCTTGAACCAATCTTCAATATGATTATGATGGGTCGCTCTTGGCAAAGACCGTTTCAAACCAAAGAAGAACTTGCACAATGGTGCAAGGACAATCAACCTGGATATAAGAAACATATTCCAGAAGTAGTGACATATTTTTGGCAACAAATTAAATCAAGGAAATACTAATGAAAACGCTTCAACAAATCAAGACCGCAATGGCAAAATGTTCAACAGAAGAACTTTTTGAATTGAATGAGTTTATCAAATATCAAGTGTCTCTCAACGGTAGAGAGACACGAAGTAAACTTAAAACCGGAACAATCTGTAAATGTTCAAAGAGACCTGGAAGGTATTTCATGGTCACTAAGATCAATCCAAAGTATGTTGTATGTGAAGAAGTGGATGCAAAAGGCAACCCAAAGGGTTTTGTCAAATATAACATTATGCCGTCTATTTTAGAACCAATCAAGAAATAAGGAAACCAATATGGAAACAACAACACAAACACCTAGTCTGGTATCTGCTATTGGGTTTTTAGTAAACCACAAACTACCAGAACTTGATACGAACAAAACATGGCTGTATTCAGTCCAATACGGAAACAAGTATGCTAAGATTATTTCAGAAACAAACCGTGGTCCTGCCGGCGGCCAAAAGTCTGTTTGGGGTTTTGTTGCCCTACAAGACATGAATGTAGCTGGCATACAATACAAACGAGGAGACTTGCTCAAAGCCGCCTCATACAAGGCACCTGCAAAACACGCTCGTGGTAATCTGTTAGAAGGAACAGCCGAATACGATCTATACGGACCCGCTTACCTAAACAACCCGAGGTCATCGTGGTAAGGAAACCGCATATCCGAGACAGGCGTTCTCACCATGTAAAGCGTGGCACCAAATTCCAATGGTATTGCCCAAGTAGGGGCAAGTGGATTGACTGCACCGTGACTGGCACAAATCGTTCATGGGTGCGGTATATTGAGAACCACCGAACCGGTGAAGCGTTCAATGGTGAATTTAATTTTACCCGCAGAGACTTTAATGAATTTACAAACATAAAAATTATCCAATGGTGAACTATGCTTTTGAGCGATGAACACGCGTGCGAACTTGCAACAGACTTGTTGATAAAGTTTCACATTGCTACGGAAAACTACGAGGCGATAAAGGATATTCTGAAACACGAAGAACCAGATACGGAAAGGTATGAACTTATCCGTAGGGAATATATCAAAGCCGTTGAACAAAGAGGAATAAGACACGCACACGCAATCATTGTTGCAAGTGACATTTCTCAATCTTTACAAAACTTTCGTTGGAATTAAACATTAACAATTAAGGAATAACACAATGAGAATCGAAACAAGAGAAGTTAAAATTGTAAGCAGACAAGAAGCAATCGATTTGGTAATTGACTTTTGCACCGAATATCTCGGTGAAATGGAACACGTTTGGATTGATTGGCAACTCAACGGAACCAGCCATAAAGGTTTGGTAAACATGAACGATGAAGAATTGTTGGCAGAAGTTTACAGACACTATGGCACAAGTGAAACATATATTATAGAATAAACATTATCAAGGAATAAAACTATGTCTATGCCGCATCCGTCACAAATTGATTGGCAAGGAATTGAGAAGAAAATGAATGAATCAAAGACAACGCCTGCTCACAGTAATGGTGAGGAATGGCGAGAAGGTTATACGAAGATTGAACACCCCGAATGGGGAACTGCATTTGTCCGTAGGATTGATAGAGAGAAGGCCATTGAACTATTATGGGAATGGACAGAAGAAGGTTTTGATCCATACGACTTGGATCCATACGATATAATGGAGAATTATATCAGTCTCCTGCAACATGGTATCAAAGGTTGGAAAGATTGGACAAGTGAAGAACTTGCTGAGGAACTGAATAGAATGAACACAGATACAGATTGGCACTATGAAAATGAAGAAGATGAAAATGGTGAAGAATGTCCAGTCATTTATGAAGTTATTGATGGAGTGAAAGGATGACGAATACCTATCAAGAATGGATGGTCATACTTGAAGATGACCACCAGGAACTGTTTACCTATTCAACTTGGGCGTCTTGTGAGAAGGATGCCGAAGAGGATGCCATGTTCAATACGAACTTACAGGATGTCCGTAATGTGACTGCAATCCCAATGGACACATACAGACTTGCTATAAGAACGCCAACTAACAAAGTAAAAAATCCTTTGGCAGACTCAAACTAATTCCGTATATTTGTATATTGATTATTAAACATTAAGGAAACTATAAAATGCCAAAAGTTGTGGTAAAAAGAAAAGGTGCGTCTGTTATCATTGACCGTGATGAAGTTATGAAAAACTTTTCAAACGAACAGAAAAATCGAACAGACAAAGGAAAACGATTTGAAAATAAAATTGATGATATGCTAGTCAAGCATCAGTTAGTATGTGAAAAACACAAAGCAACCGTGAGCGTAATAGAAGATGGTGTGCTTAGAAAGATTGTTCCTGACCATTTTTACGAAGGTGCTTTTGGGAAATTCTGGATAGAAGATACGATAATTCTGGATGAAACCCATGCAGATAGACTGAATCAAAAAAAGAAAAGAGTAGAACAAAGTGGCAAGAAAGGAAAGATGAACTATGTGATATTCTTTGACAAGAACACGGATCAAAAGTCCAGAAAAAATGTTGATAGATATATCACAATACTCAAAGGCAAAGGATGGATAGTTTGTGATGGAATGCAAGAGATAAAAGAATACATTGAAACTCTTTCAATGATTGAAGGAAAACACAAAAATGGAAAAATACAAACCGCAAAATCGGTTTTGATTCCGGTAGACAAAATTAAATTCCACGAATCCAATAGAAATCTTGACCATGAAAGATGTAGAGATCTTGCTAAGAAGATAATCAAAAACGGATTCACTTCGCAAATCAATGTTGTTCCGGAATACAAAAACGGTAAACCTACTGGATACTTTATTGCTTACGATGGGAACCATAGATTGTATGCTGTTCAAGAGTTTGTAATAAAATTATACGGACAAATAATCGATCAACTACCGTGCATTCTCGTTGATTGGATCAATTCAGAAATGCCAATAGAACTACACAATTTGCTAATCGAACACAACACCAACAGTAAGAAGTGGGGTATGCCAGATTATGTTGATTCTCACTTGAAAGAATCAAAAAAACATAGACAAAGAAGTAAGGCATATTCTTTCTCAAAACTCAAATGGTTGTATGATGTGACAGCTGAAAATCATCCTGACAATGTAACCGGAATCAAATACAACAAGACAAAGTTTTACTACCATTGTGGGCCTGTAAACTTTGATAGTGACAAAGTAGGTAAAACTAATGATCAAAATGTGGTGAAGGAAGGAACATATAGATTGTCTCAAAAAGAATTTGATACTATGATGAAACCGTTTGTCCAAGAAGTTGCAATGCCATTTGTTGCTTGGTGGGATGAAAACCGATCAAAATATACAAGTGGAATCTGTAATGTGTTCTTGAAATACCTTTACAATTACATGAAGGCTGATCCAAAAAAATATAGTCTCAAACGTGTGAAAGGTATTGCAGAGGAATTTAAGAAACTCGGAACAGACAAGATGCCAACAAAAGTTGATGATAAACAATGGAGAGCTCTTTGGAAAAACTTTGGTATCACCATTGGCAAGAATTTTCAACCAGTATAAATTATGCTTTGATTTCAACATAAGATTCACTATATTTGTATAACAATAAAGGATAACTCAATGGATTGGATTGAAGAATACTATGATGTTGGACAGAAATACAAAGGTTATTTCATAAAGGAAAATGAATGTCCAGAATGTCATTCGGATGCGGACATTGAATATCTTGATAGTGGTATCGGTGACAACTTTTATTTCTATGAAATGGAATGTGGTTGCGGTGCCCGTTGGACAGAATTTCACAGACTTGTTTTTGACAGTATCAGAATTGACCAACCCGTAAATAAGGAGACAGACCAATGACAGATGACAAGAACTTTCATCATGGCTACACAAGACAAGAGATAGTGGATGCTATCATTGACTTTGAATTGGACAATGATATACTACCCGATTGGCGTGAGATATTGGAATATGGATTTGGTGGATATGCTTACATCGATGATGATGTCCTCCGTGAAATGTATGATGAATACTTTGCGGAACCCGAGAGAACTGTTGATGAATCACCAGAAGATTTGTGGACATTCGATAGTGACGAACCTGCAACCGATGGCCGAGGTAACAATGTCTAATCAACGAAGTCTCGAATATCTTATTGGACTGTCAAAATTATCCGGTAAATCCATGAACAAAACTTTGGAAAGAATAGTCGCTACTCTTCCCGAAGATGAAAGACCGCCACTATTTGTCAGAGACGATGATGGAAGTCTTATATCCGCTAAACAAGTAATCAATGAACATTTTGCACCCAAGACCATTGGGTTTATCAATAACCAATAAGGAACTATCAAATGGAATACCTAACATTCACCTTGCTATTCATAGCCGCCGTTGCCGGTGTCACCGCAACCGCACTATCCATCTTCCACTATATCAGACCGAACAACCATTGGGCACAACAGGCAATATGGATTCATGCGGACATTTGTAGATATGCACTATGGGCTGCTCTCGCAACCAGTGTATTGGAGTTATACCTATGACCGCAATCATCGCATCCGCATTGCTTATTATTGCTATGACATTAGGATTAGTGACATGGATTGATTGGATAAACCGTGTTCGCATCCGTTGGAACATGAAGCGTGAAAGTAGTAATCAAACCCATACGGATTGGGAATTTGTTAAATATGTTTTAAGGAGGCACCGATGAAAGTCTATGTGCTTTACAACCAAAGATTTTGTGAGATTCGTGGTGTCTATTCTACACACGATCTTGCAATGGAAAATGCAGAATACGGAACAGACTTTGTATTTGAATGTGAACTTGACGAGGTTTTTGCATGATGACATTTCGTGGTAAACCCCGCGTCTGGACAGAGGATAGTCCGAGAACTGTTGATACAATCATGGACATTGTTCTATGGTTAGTAGGATTGACTGTGTTGAACACGGCTCTGATTGGCATGATATTGTGGGTATTATTTTCAAAAGGTAACGAATGAACCATATCCAAATTATCAATCATCTTATCAAGAAATACGGATATAAGAACTACCTTGAAATTGGTGTCCATACCAAGAGTGTATGTTTTGACCATATCAAAGCGGAACATAAAACAGGAGTGGATCCGGGCTATGAGAACCCGGACGAGTCCGTAGATTATCCCATCGAATCAGACGACTTCTTCGATGCCCTCCGTGCAGGACTTACGGAATTTCCACCGGATTATCGTTGGGATATTATCTTTATTGATGGACTTCACCTTGCACCACAAGTTGAAAGGGATGTCCTAAATTCTTTGAGACATTTATCCGAAAATGGAACGGTAGTAATGCATGACTGCAATCCAACTGCAGAAGTAATAGCCCGCGAAGAATATAAAAACCCATCCCGAAAAAATCTTGTATTCAATGGAACAACTTGGTATGATGAAATGTGTTGGTGTGGAACTACATGGAAGGCATTTTACAAATTCCGTGCTTCTGTTCCTGATATTTCAATGTGGTGTGTTGAAGATGATTTTGGTGTTGGGATTATTCGATTTGGTAAACAAACTCTGGCACCATTCAATAACCCATACTATGAATATAAGGTGATGGATGCGAACAGAAAAGAACATTTGAATTTAATTACATCGGAACAATTTTTGAATATGTTTCCACTATAAGTGGTGAGTGTATGTGACAAACTCAAACGAAGTTTGAAGTTGGAACATACCGAACACAATAACAAAGGAGACTGCTATGGATAAGCAACCGAAAACAATACTGGAAAACGGCGACGATCGACTAACGAATTGGTTGATTGGTTTGGGTATCGCAAACGCAATACTCTTTATGTTCATTGGTGGAAAGTTTCTATCTGCAATTCGTGGATTCCTAGAAGTATTTGGAGAATGATATGAAAGACATAACGACAGACATGATAAGAGAATGGATTGTCCAATGTGATTCTCAACTGAAACACTTACAGAACGCAAGGGAATTTATCAAACGTGAATACTATGAAAGACACACGATTGATTGGTCATTGGAAGAAGATTTATTGATGGTAATTGGAAACCTTATTAGTGAACACAAATCAAAGAAGCAACTGTTAGAAAGGATGTTGATTCATTGTGAAACTGAAAACGTTGTCCAAATGTTTGATCCTTTCCTGAAAAGAATAGATAACAGACTTCCAGAATATATGCATAAAGAATTTTGGAATTATGTATACGAGATTTGATTTGGGTCCGGTGGCGAAATGGCAGACGCACAGGACTTAAAATCCTGAGAGGGAAACTTCGTGCGGGTTCGAGTCCCGCCCGGACTACAAAAAAAATTATGACCGATTAAACCCAGATGATACAAAATATGTCTAATGTATTGTAAATGTTTTTTAACAATCTATTAAGGAGTAACGCTATGCGTATTCTATTAAGTTTAGTTGCATTGGTATTTTGTTTTGGAATTACCATGAATGCAAACGAGAAGGAAGTTCTTAAGCAAAAAATTACAACTGCAAAAGAACAAGTTGCATCCGGTGTATCAACAATGCAACAGTTGAAGGCACAATCCAAAACAATCAAGGAAAATGTAAAGAGTGGTGTTCTCACAAAAGAACAAGCACAACAATCTTTACAAGAACTTCGTAATACTGCAAGAACAACGAAGGAAGGAATCAAAGAAGCGAAGGCAACAATTCGTGATTCAAGAACACAGCTTCGTGCTCTTAAAACTAAACCTTGATAAGTAGACTGATACAATTCATTTTTATGGGTAGTGGTTTTTTAATCACTACCCATATTTATTTTGGTAGATATGTTTTATTTATTTTATGAGGTTATATCATGTTAGATACCTTAAAGACATTCATACCATTACTTGTTTTGTCCGTCATCGCAATCGGTGCAACATTTGGGGATGGTAACTTCAGCACATTCGCTGTTGGTTTAAGTAAGTATGCACTTGCCGTTGGAGCTGCATGGTTTGTTGATTCATACTTAATCAAGGAGGTAAAGACCCGTGAGATACTTGCAGAAAATCCTGTTGCTTACGCTATTTGGTTGTTTGCTAACATCCTTACCGCTGCTCTCTGCTTCTCAAACAGTTGAACAGACAGACGGTGAAAGAGTAAGAAACATTGCTTACGGATTCGTTGGAACGAAAGAGGAAGGAAACAACAGCGGTTATTGGGTAAACAAATTTCTCAAATCAGTTGGATTGAGACCCGGTAATCAATGGTGTGGGGCATTCGTTTCATTTTGTCTTGATAGTGCTAAAATAAAGACTATGCGTGTTCGTTCTGGTTTAGCCAGACACTTCATTACGAAGAACAAGACAATCCGTGCTACGAAAGTTATGAACTCAAATATGGAGATTCCTATGGGAACCGTGGTGGTTTGGCGTAGGGGAACAACAATGTTTGGCCATGTTGGGTTCGTTGATAAATGGAAAGGGAAAGGTGGAACTACCATTGAAGGTAATACATCTTCCGGTAAAAGCGGTAGAGAATGGGATGGTGGGGGTGTATGGTATCGTAAAAGAACGATAAATCCATACAACCATTTCCGAATAACAGACTTTGCTCTGTTAGACCAAAGATAAAATTAAGGTGAGTTTATACTCACCTTTTTTATTTTTTGCTTGTTTGTCACCGAAAGTTTTTGTATATTTGTAAAAACGAATGTTTATTTATGAGAATAAAAATGATGAATAGTGATTCAAAAAAAGTATACGAAACTTCTTTGAACAAAAAACAAGATCTAGTTAAAATAAAACTAGACACCATACAAAATAGTGATGTAAAAAATGAAAACATAAAGTTTGATATTGATGATGGGAAATCAGAAATTACTATTATTATATCACATGCAAATACTGAACACAAAAAGAATCTTCTCAAAGAATGCTTATTGAACATTAGTGGTGAAAAAATAGTTTCTAGTAATTTTCCGGTGGATCCAGATATACAATCACTTTCAGATTTTGTATTGTATGATAAAAAAAATGAACTACTATATTCATCCGAATATGGTGAATACAATTTAACATATTACTCATGGTGGAGACATGAAAATGGTGAAATAATAACAGAAGAATGGCCATTTGAAACAGGTTATGGTTCGTATTCTCTAATGAAAAATGGATTGTTATTTTCAAAAAGTATAGGAAAAAAAATAGTCCATATAGTTAATTACGACTGTTTACTAACAGATGAACTCTTATCAATTAACAGAAAACATTTAGATACATACGATAGTGTTGTATACAATAACAGCATACAAAAAAAGAATGATGGGTATGTTACTTGGTTTTTTTCTTCCAAAATAGATCCAGTATTGAAATTTTATACACAATATGATTCAAAAAAAGATTACTACTCATCTTATGTAAATAACGAAACGGTTTTTTTAGAGGGTAAATTCAGACATTATTACGATAATAATAGTTACAAAGTTTTAGAAAATGAAATTGATAATTTTCCGAATGGTGTTAAAATGGATAGAAACTCAACTTTCACAATGGACAAATTAAAGGAATCTTAAAATGAATACCGATGTTAAAACAGAAGAAAAAATCCACAAAGAAAAAAAGTTGGAACTAATGAACTTGGTTATGGAACTTTCCAGCGAGATAAATCGTTTAGATGATTTGTTAGATAAAGTTAGAACGATAGTGTATAATTTGTGAGTTACCCCATATTTATATTCACAATGTTTTAGTGTTATGAGTTAGTATGTTATGAATGGTAAAAAGGGTAGACCACCCCTGATATTAACGGAAGCACAAATCCGTTATGCAATGCAAAACAGTTTCGGTAATAAAGATGCGTCACGATTTCTTAAAGTAGATTACAGAACATATAAGAAATGGGCAAAGGAACATATTGATTCCGAAACTGGCAAGACATTATTTGAACTACATTCAAAGGTTGGTATTCCACTCACGAGAGAAAAAAAAGATGACAAGTGGAATGGTAAATCATTTGATTGTAACAAAGGTTACAAAGAAAAGTTAGAGGATATTCTTGACGGTAAACATCCTGCATACGATTCGAGAAAGTTACGAAAGAGATTATTATTGTCAGGATGGGTTCCATGTGTTTGTGCCGCTTGTGGATGGGATGAACCAAGAATGACTGATGGGAACTATCCACTACTGATAGACTTCATAGATAACAACTGGCGGAATACTCGGTTAGAGAATCTTCGTTTGTTGTGTTTTAATTGCTACTTCAATCTTGTAAGGACACCATCAACATCGTATCAAGGGTGGACATACGGAACAGTCTCAAAGACACCGTGGTATGGCGAGAAACGCCCGAGAGACGGCAGATACCGTAGAAGATTGGAAGAACGAATCAAACAACAAGAACAAAAGAAAAAAGAAGAACAAGAAAAGTTTTTCGATTGGGATGGTGAGGATCAATCGGAATAATTGCTTTGTATTCTCACATAAATTTGTTATATTTGTATTCAATAATTTTAATTGGAGGTTTTTATGAAAATCGGAGGAATTGAAAATTTGATTCCACTCGAAGATAGGGTTGTTATCAGACCGAACCCTAATGAAGAAGTGACCAGTAATGGTATCATCATTCCAGAATCTGCAACAGAAGGAGCAGTTAGAGGAACTGTTATAGCTGTTGGTCCAGGAAAGTATTCAGATAGTGGAACAATTATACCAATGACAGTTCAAGAAGGTGACGAAGTTTTGTATGGAACAAAATACTTCGGAACAGAAGTAAGTTTTGATGGTGAAGTTTTTATCATCATACCACATACAAATATCTTCTGTATATTGAATCGCAAACAAGACAAACAAAAATCTAAAAAATAATGGAGGTTATTAACAATGTCAAGCAAAAACATATCTTTTGATATTGATGCCAGATCTTCTCTTAAATCTGGAGTAGACAAACTGGCAAACGCGGTTAAAGTAACACTTGGTCCAAAAGGAAGAAATGTTATTATCGAACAAGAATATGGATTACCACTCGTAACGAAAGATGGTGTTACCGTTGCACAAGAAGTGAAGTTAAGTGATCCAATTGAGAATCTTGGTGCACAGATGGTCAAAGAAGTTGCATCAAAAACTAATGACGTTGCTGGTGATGGAACAACAACTGCAACCGTTCTTGCACAAGCGATATTCCGTGAGGGATATAAGAATGTAACTGCTGGGGCAAATCCGATGGATTTGAAGAAAGGAATTGATTTGGCAGTATCAGAGATAACATCTAAACTTAAAAAGTTGAGCAAGAAGGTTAGTGGTAAACAAGAGATTGAAAACATTGGAACCATATCCGCAAACAATGATGAATCAATCGGAAGTCTGATTTCAGATGCAATGGATAAAGTTGGTAAGGATGGTGTTATCACAGTTGAAGATGCAAAAGGAATTGAAACATCACTTGATGTTGTAGAAGGTATGCAAATTTCTAGAGGATTCCTTTCACCATATTTTGTTACAAACCAAGAAACAATGGAAGCCGTTTTAGAGAATCCATACATTTTAATCTGTGGAAAAGATATTGGTGTTCTAAAAGAAATTTTACCGATACTTGAACAAGCTGCACAGTCAAACAGAAGTTTGTTAATCATTGCAGAAGAAGTTCAAGGTGAGGCATTGGCTGCACTCGTTGTTAATAAATTGAGGGGAACTATCAAAGTTGCAGCAATTCGTGCTCCAAGTTTTGGCGATAGAAAAAAGGAAGTTCTTGCCGATATAGCAACACTTACAGGTGGAACAGTTGTTGGTGAAGAACACATTGTAAAGTTGGAAAATGTAAAGGTATCACATCTTGGAACTGCCAAAAAGGTTATAGTTGGGAAAGAAGATACTATCATCGTTGAAGGTGCAGGTGATAGTGAAGCAATCAAGAAAAGAATTTCAGATTTGAAAGGACAAATCAAAGTTGTTACCGCAGACTATGACAAAGAGTTTCTACAAGAAAGACTTGCTAAACTTTCTGGTGGAGTTGCAGTAATCAAGATTGGTGCAGCAACAGAAGTTGAAATGAAAGAAAAGAAAGCAAGAATTGAAGATGCTCTTCACGCAACACGTGCTGCAGTTGAAGAAGGCATTGTTCCAGGTGGTGGAGTTGCTTACATCGCGGCTCTCAATATGTTAGATAGAATATACACCGATAATGATGATCAGGAAATTGGTGTATCTATTGTAAGGAAGGCGGTTGAAGAACCCATCCGTCAGATTCTATCAAACTGTGGTCTTGAACCATCAGTTATTGTAAACAAAATAAAAGAACACCATGCTTCAGATTCAGAAGAAAATGGTTATGGTTACAATGCAAGAATAGATGAATACTGTGATTTATATGATTCTGGTGTTATAGATCCAACAAAAGTAACAAGGGTTGCATTACAAAATGCAGCGTCAGTTGCTGGATTATTATTGACTACGGAAGCAACAATAACAAAGATTCCAGATAAAAATAATACACCCCAACAGGGTATTGGTGAGGAAATGATGTATTGATGAAAAGAAAACCCTCTCAAACCGAGAGGGTTTTTTTCTATTACATATTTATATTTATATTTATTATTTTATCAAGATTATGTTTACATTATGGCAATACCATCATTAGCATCTTTAATCAAACGCAGAGACCTCTCAGGAGTAGTAAGTGACACTATCTCCTATCTTGCATTGCAACCGTCTAAAAAGGTTTTGTTCATAACAACATCAACAAGATACCCATTCAATACACAATACAATAAAGGTGGAATTGAGTTAGAATTACCCAAATCAACTGAACTCGCTCTGTTCATCAAAGAACAAATACCAAACAAATCCGAGTGGATAGATATACCACAGTTAAAAATATATCCATGTGAAGGCAACGTTTCTCACAAAACTGGAAACAGTTGTGGTGTTATAGATGCGGTATTGAATGATAAAAAAAAGAATCCAACAGGACACCACAGATGTTGGGCATCAGTAAATGATAAAGCGGATCAACTTTGGATGGTAAGTAAAGAGTTATTCAAATCGGATATAGTTCTTTTCTTTTCATCTATCCGTTGGGGACAAACAAATGCAGAATATCAAAAGTTGATTGAAAGACTTACTTGGATAGAAAATAGGCATCACACATTAGGTGAAGATAACATATTGAAAGGTAAACAAGCCGGTTTTATTTGTATAGGACAGAATTGGAATGGTGCAAACGTTACAGAAATACAAAAGAATGTGTTAGAGTATTATGGGTTTGATACACCAGATAATCTGTTTTGGAACTGGCAATATACAACGGATTCAAATGATGAATCACAAGAATCATACGAGGCATCCGATAAACAATTTCATTTAGATTTAGGTATACCATATATTGATCCTGAAAACTATGATTAAATTAAAAGACATATTAGAAGAAGCATTTGGACTTGGTTTCAATATAAACACACCAGTTGCTAATGTAATAAAATTAGGCAGGTCACCGTCTGGTAATATCTTCCTCAACTTTACAGAGAACGGTATACGAGAAGGCAGGTCTCCATCTGGTGATATACTTCTTAACATCGATGGCGATAGAATAAGACTTGGTAGATCTCCATCAGGAAGAATACTTGCAAGATATGTGAATCCATTTGTTAGATTGGGTGAGAGCACAACCGGAAAGGTTATTGCAAACATAGACTCATCTAATAGAGTTAGAGAAGGACGTTCACCATCAGGCGATATACTTGCAACAGTAGTTGTTGGTAAATTGGAAAAGACTAATCCAAAAATGGCAGGAGCTGCTGCCGCTGTTTATTTATACACTAAAAATATGATAAGGATAATAGAATGATTACTCTTAAAAAATTATTGGGAATGCTTAGCGAAGATACGAAGGCAGCACAAGAACGCCGTAAAAGATTTCGTATGGTAAATGAAGGTGGGGAAGTTAGTTTTGAATTGGATGCAAAAGAGTTTGCAGACCTAAACAAAGTTGCAAAGAAGTTTGGTGCAGATTTAGAACCACTCGTTGATATGGAACTTCAAGAAAAGGAAAAGCCAGAATATCTTAAAATGACATCTGCAGAATTAGAAGAAGGTGGATATGTAGTTAAGATTGACAAATCTATATTCGATGGTCTTGACGAAATCATGGACTTGGGTATGCAAGCTAAAAAATGGTATGAGGATATGAATAAGAAAATCCTATCAGCTATGAACGAATCTGATGGGTGTCTGTTCCTAATACTTCTTGGAATCTTCGCATCATTCTCCAGACTTTCCGATAACTTCAAACTTGCATCACAAGTTTATACTGGTATAAAAAAAGACCTTTCTAATCCAGAAACTGAAAAACAATTATTGCGAATGATACAAATGTCTAGCACAGAATTGTATAAGAGTATAAAAGAAAGGGGTGAGTTTAAGAACTTAGCAACCGTTCAAGGAATGATTAAAGGAAACAAAAGTCTTCCTACTGTTTTACCAAACATATTAAGAACATTGAAACTGTATAAGAATAAAAATTATACATTCCAAAAACAAGATGTTGCACAAGAAATTGGTAAACACATCAAACCAACAACTGGTGAATTGATGGACACAAAAGTTATATCATCTGAAAAGATACTTGCATTCTGTCTAAACTTAATTGATCCAACATACAAAACCGAAAGTGGTTGGATGCCAGTAACAATGGATATTTGGATGGCAACATTCTTCTATCCGGAACTATCAACAAAAGAAAAGAGAAAACTACTTGCAAAGAATGCAAACTATGTTTACTTGGCAAAACTAACACATGAACTTGCAGCTAAATACAATATGGAACCATTGGAAATGCAGGCAATCATTTGGGTAGGTAAGATTAGAAAAGTAAAAGGTGACAATTATCTATCAACATTCGACCAAGCAATAGAACACAACCTAAATAAGTTTCAGATAAAAATAGATGAACTCAAAGAATCGGGTAAAGTATTTGAGGAAATCATAAGTCTTATTGGTAGTAAGGCATTCAGTTAAAAAAGTAAACCCCTCGAAATCGAGGGGTTTTTTATTAGAAGATGTCTTGTTTCAAATCATTCGTTATCAAATTAAGAAATTCTACACCCTTAATAGTCAATGAACAATCACTAAATTTTATTCTATTTTTTA